TCCCGAGATGAGTCCAAAACTGATAAGCCAGTGGTTTGTACCACGCCCCCTCTACATTGTGGAGGGTGCCAGATTTGTGGATTTTCCACACAGGCTGGCTCCGAGCCCTCTTATTTGAGGGATACCAGGAGGTGTCATGGATTTGACAACCAGACTGGTGTTGACGTATTGAGTTCTTTTACTCCTCTTCTGGAGGAGTTGTCAAAGTACGCCAACGTAGGCATCACAGATGAGTTAATTTCTGAAATTGAGGGTGTTTTTGCCCTTCTCATCACTTTGCAAGGATGCTCCGACTACACATCAATGTCAACCGCAATTTTCTTGTACATTAGAAAGCACTTTAAATCTTCTGTAACAAGGCAAGTCATGAACTACGTGCATGACATATTTGCATTTGACGACCAAAGTGGAGGAGAAGATGTTACATCTTCGTCCGACTGGTTGTCATTAATGAAAAATTTGCGAGATAATTGGGATTGTGTTCGTAGCAACAAGTTGTTTTCTCACTTTTCGAAATTACTTGGATTGTGTGTTACGCTTGGTATGTGCAAAGTTTCTGATGTCACTTTTGAGGTCAAGGAATACCGGGTTTTTGAACCTGACATGAAAGTTGTTCATGGCAACGCTCTAGATGTAGTTGACGCTGCATTTACCACTATCACGTTTTTTGTGGAGCACATTTCTTTGTGTATGAGTGAGAAATCCTTGAAACCACTATTGATCAATGATCGAGCTGCTGTTGAACTCGATGAAGAATATTCAAATATGATTCTTTGGTGGGACCTCGTCAAAAATGGTAATCTTAAGAGGGTCGCTGATGTAAGCGAATCTGAATTTGATTACCGGTTGGAACAATTGACAACTAAGATCCGCAATCTCATAGGGACGAAAGTCTCTTTTGAGCGCAAGTTATTGCAGGATAAGTTCCAACGATTGCTCAAAATTAGGTCTGACTATGTCACTTTGAAGATTAGTAGTGGCATCCGCCGGGCTCCTTATTGTTTGGAGCTTTTTGGTGGAAGTAGTCAAGGCAAGACCGTTTGTGGTGAGCAACTGATACAAGCACTCTTAACATCTGCTGGTTTACCCACGGATAATGCCTACCGTGGTAGCTTGAACGCTAGTGACCGATTTATGTCTTCTTGGGCGACCAATAAGACTGTCATGGTTATTGATGATATGGCTAATGATAAAAGCAATTTTGTTGAGAGACCGCCTACACGTGCTATAATTGATATTTGCAACAACCAACCTTATTATGCCAACATGGCTGATTTGGAATCAAAGGGAAAAGTCTTTGTTGAACCCCAGATTTGTGTTGTTACAACTAATGTTAAAGATTTGGATGCACGTGTTTATTCCAATTGTCCTTACTCGATTCAGAGAAGGATGCATGCTGTTGTTACTGTTAAAGCTAAGCCTGAATTTCAGATTATGATTGACGGTAAACCATCTGGTGTTGATTCTGATAAAGTTGATGAGTTTTACCGAAAATCGGGCAAGAAACCCGTTTTTGATGACATTTGGAATTTGACGGTTGAGCGTGCAATTGAACCTGAGGATTTGAAAAGCCAAGCACCATATGCCCCTATTGTTTATAAAGGGAAGAAATTGGTTGATGTGCCATTTCGAGTGGTCGTTCAGTACCTTGTGGAAGATTTTCAGCGTCACACACGCAATCAGGACAATATTTTAGATCGTATCAAAGTGCGGCAGGGTGGTGTTGAACGCTGTCCATGTATGATTGAGTCGTATGGAAAGATTGTTCAATGTCCACAAATGAAAGGTTTTTGCGATACGCATGACTTTGAGAATCAGATAGGTGAACAAGTTTCTGAATCTGCTCAACGTGCTTTTTCCATTGTTACTGATAGAATCAAGCGAGATTTATTTGGTATGGATGCGGCAGTAGAAGGATTGTGTGCTTTTGCTATGATCTCTGCTGCGAAGAGATTTGTGAAACATTGGGATTGGATTATGATTGTTCCCTCTGATTGGTTACGTAGTGATGTTTTCGTCAAATTTTTGCTTGGTTGCAATAGGAAAACGTTACGTAATCGTTATGTTCACAATTCCATCCTTTTGTGGTCTTTGCTTTCGTTTTTCATGTGGATGATATGGTATCTTTTTCCTTCTGCTGATTATAGAGTTTATACTTTGTTTGCATTTATTCTTGTTAGCGTTGGCTTGACTATCCAGAAATTGATGGTTGATATCGTTATTGAGGATTATATGGAAAGCTTGGTTGATCGGAATACCATTTCTCCGTTAGTGCGTGATGTACGTGACCGTCATATTGGTCACATTTGTGCAGCGTGTGGCATTGTTGGTGCATTGTACGGTATAGCGCGAGCTTACCGCACATGGACACGAATGCGATCCCAAGGTTCCCTTGAGCCTCGTACTCAAGAGGAAGTTGACGCGCGAGATAGAGAGCAAAATGTATGGACACAAGTTTGTCAGCGTAGGTTGCCCGTTTTACCTGCTGCTGCCAATACTACTTCGAATCAATTGATTGGATTGGTTGATAAAAATTTAGTATATGGTACAGTTGTTGCTGGTGATCGTACATTGATGGCAAATGGCCTCTTTTTGAGATCGAATGTCGTTGTTCTTCCGGATCATTATTTCGAAAAAGATGTTTTAGATGTCACATTTCGGAAAGTTAATCCGGATAGTGCGGGAGGAAAATTTTGTGCCCGTTTGAGTAAGCAGTTGAGTTATAAACCACCTGGAACAGATTTGCGTTTTTGCTACATAAGTTCTGGTGGATCTTTTAAGGATTTAACTCGTTATTTGACGGATGAAGAATTACCTCCCCACGAGTTTACGATGATGTGGAGATCACGGTCTGGAGAAGTGTCTCAGCCTCGTGGTTTGGCTGTCATAACTGATACTGGTAATCGCTCTGTTGATTTTCGAGGTTATCGATATGACAATTTGACCATGAATACCTTTCAAGGCTTATGTGGCGCTGTTTGTATCGCGCGTCGTCGTGCGATTATTACATCGATACACTTGGGTGGTAATGCTGGCACCCCTTCTGGTTGCGCTGGAGTGTTGCGGAGAAGTTTTGCTGCTGATGCGTACACTTACTTGCGTCTGCAAGAAGGTGTACTTTTGTCTGGAACTGCCGAGAGGTTTGAAACACAGGTTTTAGGCGTGAATGTTCTCACCAATCAGCCTTTACATCCGAAAAGTCCTCTGAATTACATGCCTCAAGAGTCACAAGTTGAATATTATGGTAGTTGTTTGGGAAAGACAAAATTCCATTCCGATGTGAAGGTCACTCCCATTAGCCACATAGTCACTGATGTAACTGGTAGTCCGAATGTTTTTGGACCGCCTGTTGTTCGACCAGAGTATTTTGGTTGGCAAACTTGTTTGGCTAATTTGGCAAATCCTGCACTTCCATATGATCCCAATTTGCTTTCATTAGCAATAAGGGATTATAAGGACGATATGCTTGATATTTTTGCTAGAGATATGTGGAAGATTTCAAGACCATTGACTGACAAGGAGAACTTGTGTGGCATACCTGGAAAGAAATTTATGGATGCTATAAAGTTAAATACATCAATAGGCTATCCATTGAGTGGAGACAAAAGGCGATTTGTTACAGAGCTTGATCCAACAGAGGATGAGCCAAACAATAGAGAATTTGATCCCTTGATAATGGAGGAAATCCAGCGTTGTGAGGATTGTTATCGTCGTGGTGAGCGAGCCTACACAATTGCGAAAGCATGTAAGAAAGATGAGATCTTGTCAAAACCAAAATGTCGTATTTTCTATGGAAATGCGATTGCACTCACTTGGCTGATTCGCAAATATTACTTGCCGATCTTGAGGGTCATGCAAATGAATCCTTTGAAATCGGAATGTGCTGTTGGTGTTAATAGTCATGGTCCTGAGTGGGACGAGTTGCATAATCACATTCTCCATTTTGGAGAAGAGCGCATTATTGGCGGAGATTATGGTAAATATGATCAGAAACTCCCTTCACAGTTAATTTTTGCAGCCTTACGTATTATGATAGATTTCGCACGTGAGTGTGATTATTCTGATGAAGATTTGCGTATTATGGAAGCTATGACTGGTGATATTGTATTTGCTGTGATTGCATACAATGGTGATTTGATAGGCCTTACTGAGGGCACACATATCAGTGGCAACTCTTTGACAGTTTGTATAAATGGCATCTGTGGGAGCTTGAACCTACGGTGTTATTTTTATTCAGAGTATCCAACTGAAGATTTTGACACTCGGAAGAAATTTCGAGATTTTGTTTCTTTGATGACGTACGGTGATGATAACATTGGTTCTGTGAGTCCTGAGATTGATCGTTTCACGATAAAGGGGGCGTCAAAGTTCTTAGAATCTTTTGGACAGACCTACACTATGCCTGATAAGGAGAGTGAGTTACTTGATTTCCTCCCTATGGAAGATTTTGAATTTCTTAAGAGGAAGAGTGTGTATCACCACTGTTTGGGACGTCATGTTTGTGCTTTAATAGACAAGTCTTGTTTTAAAATGTTGCACTGCTATGTGCGTGGAAAAGACGCACCGCTTACGGAAGACCATGCTTGTGCATTGAATGTTGATACTGCTTTGCGGGAGTGGTTCAATCATGGAAAGGATGTGTTTGAGGAAAGGCGCGAACAGATGAAAGAAGTTGCGTCGTTGGCAGGTATCACACATTTATGCGCTGAACTCGATTTGACGTATGAAGACCGTGTGAGTGCCTGGAAGGACAAATATGAGCGAGGGGCTTATGTTATGTTCAATGAACCTGATGGGTTCACTGTATAATTTTGTTAATCATTTTTGTTGTAAATTATTGTACATAAAGGCCATCACTAACCTTTGAAATAGTGAGACCAGTTAGAATTCTGGTTCTGGAAGAGAGCAAAAATTTATGCATTGTATTGGATACCATATGGGTTGACCCACTGTCATTCAGGTAATGGAAATACACCTGATACCCTAAAGGCTTGCAATGTAAGGTTTAACCGTATTTACGGAGAGTTTGCCGCTCAACAACGTTTCCTCACTCCCCGGGATGAGTCGCCTTGGGATTTTAGTGATTGTGACTTACTAAAAATACAAAACAAAACAAAAACCTAGAGACTGGTCGTGGGAACCATGCTTATAGGAGACTTCAAAAATTCCCACAATACTCGCGTGCTGCGCGAGAGGCAATTACAGACGATTGTGATGAAAGTCTGGTGCCTGAAGCAGTGTGTCAAGGGTGTAGGCGTAAGATACAACGTTGTTCGTGTATCACGCCTGAACATTGTGAGCAACTTGTGGCCGCTCTAGATGATCTGAAGAAATTCGATAATCAGAGTGGTACTACAAGTGATGCTAACATTAGAACCGTTCCGCGTCGAGCAGATTATGAGAACGTAACGTTCTCAGAACAGCAAGATCCCTATATTTACGATGTTGAGTCGTATATGGATCCTACTCGTTCTTTGCAAGATTCGGACGATGCTACCCTTAACAATTTCTTTTCGCGTCCTATTAAAATTCATGAGGAAGAATGGGGTACTGGAACTTCTTTAGGTTTCGATATTGACCCTTGGTCCTTGTATTTGGACAACCCGCGAGTTTCTAATAGGTTAGCGAATTACAATCTTCTAAAATGTAATTTGAAGGTAAAAGTAGTTATCAATGGAAATGGTTTTCAATATGGCAGAGCCATTTGTGCCTATTTGCCTTTTGATGAGTTGGATTTTTTGTCCACTAATGCTGCTTTAGTTTCAGCCGATTTGGTTGGAACTTCTCAATTACCTCATATTTTTCTAGATCCCACTACATCCATGGGTGGAGAGATGAAATTGCCCATGTTTTGGATTGGCAATTATTTGTCCATCCCTTTGGCTGATTGGGATCAATTAGGAAGGTTGTATTTTCGATCTATCAATGATTTGAAACATGCTAATGGTGCTTCTGACGTTGTCACTATCAGTGTGTTTGCTTGGGCCGAGGATGTCAATATGTCTGTGTTGACATCAACTGAGCCTGCTACTCTTTCACCACAAGCAGGTGAAGAGATCATTGGTTTCGAACCCCAGTCGGGTGAGATCGAACAAGCTAATAAGGAAGGAATTGTTAGCGGTCCTGCTACGGCAGTATCTAAGTGGGCGAGTTTTCTCACTAAGGTACCGTATATAGGACCTTTTGCAAAAGCCACTGAAATTGGCGGCGGTGCAGTTGCATCCATAGCCAAAATGTTTGGGTATTGCAGACCTCCTGTTACACGGAATCCTGAGCCATATAGGCCTACGCCTATGAGCTCTTTGGCATTGACCAATGTGCCTGACACAGCACAGAAGATGACCGTAGACGATAAACAGGAGTTAACTATTGATCCACGTATTGCGGGTTTAGGTGGCATAGATCCATTGAATATTCGTGAGATAGCGAAGAGAGAATCGTATCTTACTAAGTTCACTTGGGCTATTGGCACCACACCTGAAACACTACTTTGGAATGCTAGAGTTGATCCAGTCCAATGGGCTGAATCTGGCTCCACAGCTTTTCATTTCCCTGCGTGTGCTTTCGCAGCGTTACCTTTTCAGTATTGGACGGGCACGATGAAGTTTCGGTTTCAAATCGTTGCCTCTACTTTTCATAAAGGTCGGATTAAAGTAGTTTATGATCCACAATATTTGGCTTCCAATGAATACAACACCAATTATTTACGTATTATCGATATTGCTGAAGAGCAAGATTTTACTATTGATATTGGTGTTGGTCAGGATTATACCCTATTGGAGCATCATTACCCAGGTATTGAACCTGTGAGTGATATGTATAGCACTACTGCGTTTACTTCAAAACAGGCAGGGAATGGTGTGATTGGCGTTTACATTGTGAACGAACTTACCACACCAAATTCCACTGCTAATAATGATATTGAAGTGAATGTTTATGTGTCAATGGGGGATGATTTTGAGGTATTTGTTCCTGAAGACCATTTCCAGAAGTTTGTCTTCGCTCCCCAGTCTGGAGAGGAGATTTTGGGTTTTGAACCACAATCTGGTATGGAGGAACCAATTACCCCTGACAGCCAAAATACAACCGA